GACAAAGTTACAGCAACTATATCATCTGCGACAGCGGCTGATAGAGACATGTCTGACACTGCGTTATAATAACAATAATATAATATAATACAAGGAAAATAATACAATGGCAACAAAAAATAACTTCGTACTTAATCAAAACTACGAACTATCTGGACATGAAGTAACAATACTAGCAGTTGATTTTATCAACACTATGGCGTCAGAAGTAAACGACGCTAGTGATGGAACAGCACTAGGTGGATTAATGCTTGTAAGACATGCATTCGCACAACAAGGTGTGATGATCTTGGCTGAAGGACCATTAGTAGATTCTGGAACACAGAAAAACTTTTTGGTGAGAAAAGACAGCTTGGACACTTTATCAACTACTACAACAATAGCGGCTTTACAGGTGGCTCTTAGATTACTAGACCAATCTAGTACGTCATTCCCTAATATCACAGCAGATATTACTGGTGCAACAGTTACAGAGACCGAATTAGGTACTTTAACTGCGGCGGCTGTATAATCTAGCTAGATAATATACGGAATGTTTGACTATTAGTCACACAAACTGAAATACCAAAGGGGCGGCACTTAATTGTGTCGCCCTTTTTTTACGACGTAAATAGACGCTATGCACACTTTCATGATGCACACCCTGGTAGACATATCCAAGAACGGTAACCTCAGGAACACCTTCCCGTTCGAGACACCCGCGGGAGATGTGATAGAAGACAAGGCAACACTGAGGATAGCAAGGGACCAGGAGAGCAACTTCAACACCATGATACAGATGTTACAGATAAGGGGTAACATCACATGGGAAGAAGATCCTGTGAGATTCACACACGACCTGTCAATGACCAAGTTTGGGTCATACTACGATGGCACAAACACCTCATGGCACTTCACTTTCTTCACAGAGCAGACTGATGTGTTTGGGAATCAAAATGCTCCCACGGAGCAACTGCAAGAGGACTTCAACCTTGTGCCTGTGCTGACAGAATGCAAGAATACCGCACACTTCCCCATACATACCTTCGTCACAAAGGACCTGCAACAGCCCGCACTGAACACACCGACCAAGGAACAGAAGGTTCTCAACGCACTTTCGGGAGATATAATAAACACATACTTTACGTATGGCGGCTGGCAGAATAAATAACAGTATACATTTAGGCACAAGACCAAAAACACACAAAGGCACACACAGGCAATGAAACAGGCAGACGTCAGGACGATACTAACGGAGGTACGGAACCTCAAAACAGAATTGAAAGAATTTATGAGTGGACACACAACGGAACTAGAGAAACAGAATTTAGAAGCACACGTGGATCTCTGTTCAGAGAGATACAAGGGATTACACGACAGGCTTTCGGCGATCGAAGTTCGTCTGGGCAAGATGAATGAGGACATGCTGGCAGGACAGAAATCATCAAAGACAACAATAATCATGACAGCAGGCACAGTGATAGCAGGACTACTTTCGACCATGGTAGTACTACTGATCAAGATGCCTATCTAACAAATTAGATTACCAATCACAATATACAATGTTCGTACAGATAGCACCACACGTGAGAGTATTCCTGACAAAGGAACAGGTGGCATTCGTGCAGAAATACCAACACATAGAATCATTTACAGACAGGTCACTGAGTCCGGAGGAGTCACATCTTGCCCGGGTGCTGGGTGACAAGGCCATATTCGTCAGGAAGAAACTTGACGATGGTATGCAATATGCTTTAAATAGGCGTATAAGGTTTGTAAAGAATGTCAAAGAATAAATCAGAACTAGTAAAACAGATAGAGGCATACGGACTCAAAGGCAAGCTCGCGGCCCTGGTGCACAAAGAAGAAGCAAAGCGACCTTTCCGGCACCTGCCCAAGCAGTTCTCCAAAGGTATCCTGATCGGCAACGTTGCCATCGTACCCAAGAAGCACACAGGCACAAGATACGTGTACGTGATAGCAGACATGATGGAGGCAAGGATACTGCACGAAGACATCAACCTAAAGCAAACAGCCATCTTGGTGGCACACCACCTGGCAGATGAGAAGACCGTCCCCACAAACATACTGGAACTGGACACCAAGTTCGCCTCACAACTGTTTGACATACAGAGTGCCAAACGCATGATCAGGGAGGCACAGAAGGGCAAGGACGATCTGTCCGAGGATGTGTATTGGGATCGTCTAGACACTGCAAACCACCTAGCGGACGAATGCAAGGGCAGAATACAGCAAATCTTTAATGACACGTTCGGAGCATAGAATATAAATAACAGTATGAACAGCTTAGAATTCACAAAACCAATTACTACAGAGTCATTGTTAAAAGAGTTTGAATCTAGATTCAACATGACAATGGACCTATCAAAATTTAACGAAGAAGAATTACAAGATTACGCAAATCACGTGAGAACAAAGATACACGAGATCACACAGAACACACACTTCGGACAGGAGTTGACAGACAACAACTACCAAAAGAGTCAAATGATGTTAGACGTCATAAACCAAGAAGTTTCACAGAGAAAACTTGGTGAGTATGGCGGTGACATGAGCAATCCAATACTAGACAAGGCAAAAGCACCAATCAAAGACAAACTGGCAAAAGGACAAGCACTTAGTCCAGACGAAAGAGGCGCGGCCTCTAAACTTATGGCAATGAAACAGATGCCAAAAGGTACAGGCACGATGCATGGTGTGAGGGAAGGGGTTGAAGAACAATCAGAATTAATTTTAGCGGCCAAAGACATGATGGACAAAGTAACAGGGTTCTTGGAAACTCTTGCTTCGATGAAGACAGAAGGCATGTTAGAGCTAGCGGACAGAATCAGAGACGAGATGGGTGCTGAGAAATCAGACGCATTCCTACAAAAAATCCAACCAGCGATTGAACAGGCGGAAGCCACTTTAACGACAACCAGACAAGAACTGGACAACGGTGTAAGAATTTTGACCGGAGAAGAAGTAGCATCAGACCCTATGGGCGCCGATGACACGATGGACATGGACACAACAGACGCAGACTTAGATGACTTGGGCACAGATGACCTCGAGACAGATGAGTTTGGCGCCTCTGATGCAGAAGCAGGTGGAACGGAACCTGAAGGCAGAGAACAGAGAGAATCCAAAGAAGTGTTTGAAAACTCAAACAGACTGTACAGCAAACTAGCAGGGAAGTAGTCCTGTGAGGTTTTTCGAATTCCAAAACAAAGATCTAGAGTCAGCACTTGTCAACGTGTTATCCAACATGAAGGGCGATGCGGATGAGAAGGATCAATCAAGTGAGATCAGCATGGATGCGGTCGCAGGCATAATGAACAACACAGGCTATCCAGCATTCAACTATGATGTGTTCAAGAGGATGTATGACGACGGTCAGGAACTGAAGAACATAGTTGCGGACTTCGACAATGAGAAGATAGTGATCAAGACGGACCAAGAAGCAGAGAAAGATCCTGCGATGGACTTCGATGATCAAGGTAGCACGGACAAGGTCAAGCAGATGGCCAAGTCTGCGATGAACAGAAGAAAATAACTCCCACACTAAAAAACAACAATAATTAATAGTATGACCAAGACATACTGTTCCTTTCCATTCCAACATCAGTATGTTCACATGTCCGGATCTGTGAGACTTTGTTGTGCCACAATGGAAAACGCTACAGACAAGAAAGGCAACAGGATACACATGAATAATGATTCGTTGCAGAAGACGTGGAACAGTGACTACATGAAACAAGCAAGACTAAAAATGAAGAATGGAGAAGTGCTAGAGGCCTGTACCAAGTGTGTAGATCAAGAGGCACGTGGTTACAAATCCATGAGGAATGATCATGGAGAAGCAGAGAATCTCGAGAAAGTTAATGAGGATGGATCCATGGACACTATGCCAAACTCCATGGAGTTGCACTTTGGCAATGTGTGTAATTTAAAATGCAAGATGTGTGGACAGGACTATTCAAATCAAATAGGCAAGGAAATATTACAGATCGGAGAGAAGGACAAAGACTTTCTATCCTGGGTCTATAAGCAGAGTGGCAATGTCAACAACTGGACCAACAACCTGTCAGTTGAGTACACATGGTTCCAGAATGAAAGAACCAAGAGCAGACTCATAGAGTACGTTAGCAAATACATAAAGAAGCTGACCATCATAGGTGGTGAGCCGACGGTCATACCAGAGTTCTATGAACTGCTAGACTACTGCTACAAGAACAACACACTTAGGGAAAAAGACATTACGATAGTGACAAATCTCACAAACACCAATCCAAAGATGACGCAGTGGCTACCCGAGATGAAGTCGTGGACCATATGGGCAAGCCTAGACGGTATTGGCGACACAACAGAATACATACGATATCCCAGCAACTTCAAAAAAATCACAGAGAACCTAACCTACTACAAGGAAATGCTGACAGAACATGGCAATGGAGAAATCACATTTAGTCCTGCTATACAACTGCTGAACATACATCAACTAGATGACATGATAAAATGGTTTATAGACTTCTCAGATGGAGCATGGGGAGATACATTTCATGTCTCGTGGATGTCTCAGGTGTGGTATCCACGTATATGCAATTACGACACAGCACCAAAGGATTACAAATTAATGGTGGCAGACAAATTAGAGAAAAGTGCAGAATATTTCTCGAAGTACAAGGGCATCTCTTTCTTTTACAACAAACAAATAGAAAACTTACGGGCAGACCATCTTGATCAAGGTACACAGAAACATCTACAAACATCATTTATCCGATACAACGACACACAAGACAAACATAGAAAAGGTAAAACTTGGCGTGAGTTATTACCTGAGCTGGAAGAAACTTTGACAAAGGCACAAAAGTAATATACAATATGTCTATGAAAATACCAGAAGATGTCATTAAAGACAAGGGCATAGCCTACATACAGAAATATCCATATGGAGAACTTTCCAGGGTAACCAAGAACCACAAGCGACACTATGAGACCCCAGACGGAAGACAGGTACCATCGGTGACAACTGTGTTGAGTGCAACCAAGGACATGACGCACCTACACGCATGGCGCAAGAGGATCGGTTCGGAAAAGGCACAGCAGATCACAACAGAGAGTGCAAACATAGGGACAGTGATGCACAACTCCCTGGAGAAGCACGTGAAAGGCATTGAAAGGAAACCTGGATCCAATCTCATACATCAGAAGGCACACACGATGGCCAATGTGATCATAGACAACGGACTCAAAGATGTTTCAGAAGTGTGGGGATCAGAGGTCTCACTGTACTACGAGGAACTGTACGCAGGCACGACAGACCTTGTCGGTGTGTACAAGGGAGAACCTGCAATCATGGATTTCAAACAGTCACGTAGACTGAAGAAGAAAGAGTGGGTGGACGACTACTACCTCCAATTAGTAGCATATTCAGAGGCACACAACAAACAGTACGGCACACAGATAAAGAGTGGACGTATGTTCATATGCACACAGGCCAACGAATACCAGTCGTTCGACATAGAGAACTACGACTACTGGACTGACCAGTGGTATCGTAAATTGGAGCAATACTACAAGAAGATATTATAAACAGTTTTCAGTAAAGTCTTATCAATCTGTTTACTATTTCTTTTTACTTTTTGGATAGTATACGAATTCCATTTATCAATTATCTTTTTCATCAAGGTTTGTCCTTTTGATATCTTATTACCATAAATTTCGTTCAAATAAATTACATCCAATAACTCTAAATTTCCATTTGTAATTTTATATTTTTGTGCTTCACCGTGTTTCTTGTTCTGTATTTCTTGCCAATGCTTTTCCCTCTTTTCCACTATGTTTGATTTAATTACGTAAAGGCAATCGCACAATACAAGATTTGTGTTCTTATCTATGAAGGAGTGCATTATTATTCCACCAGGATCGTATTTGTCTGAAGTGTCCTTATGGCTAAGGGGTATGTCTATTTGTATTTTGTCTTTTTCTTTAGTAGTTTTTGCCTTGTTTCTTTTATATTCGATCGCGAAATTATTTAACAACGGGTGTTTTCTTTTTAAGACAATGTCATCGCCGTGTAAACCATCGGGCTTGACTCCTCTAAGAAGTAATGCTCCTCTTTGTTCCCAATGTTCATTGTCAAAGTAATTGTCGTCATTTTCTTCCTTGCCGATGTTTATTCTTAATTTTTTATCAAAACGATCTTTTCTGGCTTGGCTCATTTTTTCAGTGATATATTTGTATGCGTTAAACATGTCAAATTTTAACATAGATAGAATATATGTCAATGCCAGTAGTTCAACTAAATATAGTAGATGTATTCCATATACAAAACCTTCAATAAAATCACGGAGAAATTCTATATTGGTAAACAATATAAGAACTATGCCCACTACCTAGGTTCTGGCAAGTTGTTACAGAAGGCCATAGCCAAACACGGCAAACAGAACTTCACCAAGGTAATATTGGAAGACAAATTAACTTCAAAGCAGGCCAGTGAAAGGGAACAGTATTGGATTGACAAAACAGGCGCTCTAGGCAACCAAGGTTACAATATGAACGAGGGTGGCACAGGCGGTGACAACAGCAAACACATCGACTACGCAAACAGGAAGATCAAATACAACACAAAAGGAATGAAACAATATTGGGATTCATTATCTCAGGAACAAAGGACAAATTTACACAGGAGACAAGCAATGGCAAGATCCAAAGGATGGTACGTGAGCAAGGTCAACAGCAGTAAGGAAACTTATGTTCAGAACATAGCAGAATGGTGTGACAAGCACGGCATAGACAAGAGTATGCCCACCGGCTTGAATAATCCCAACAGCAGGCTGTTCCAGAAACAAACAAAAGGCTGGCGTATAAGGCGTAGTGATATGCCCAAATTAAAACCTTATGTGAACAATCAACACAAATCAACAGTCAATATAGGTAAGGGCAAGACCTGGCGTTTGAAGGACGGCAAGCGTGTTTGGATCACTGTATAAATACAGTAAATGTTAACAAAATTTAGAGGAAACCATTAATCGTGCCCATTGTACAAATCTCAAGAATTCAGCACCGAAGAGGTAAGAAAACCGATCTACCGCAATTGGCGGCCGGAGAACTGGGTTGGTCAATCGACGAGCAGAAACTGTACATAGGTAACGGCACAGTGGCGGACGGTGCTCCAGCAGTGGGGAACACTGAGATCATGACTGCCGGAACCTCAGCATTCACAACAGCATTGACTCACACATACAGAGGTTACCTGGCAGATTCAACTCCTGTCTTGACAGGTGCGAGTGGCGACGTATCTAGGACATTACAGAAGAGATTAGATGATTACGTTTCAGTCAAAGACTTTGGTGCGGTTGGAGATGATTCAACAGCAGACGTGGTTGCCATACAGAGAGCAATAGACGAACTATATTCAGACACGGATCAAGACGATGTGAGATCAAGGAGAACATTGTTTTTCCCTGCGGGCACATACAAGATCAATGCATCACTGACCATCCCACCTTACGCACACTTGGTAGGTGAAGGACCAGACAAGACAATAATAAAGAACTCAGCATCGGCACCGGCATTGGTGACAGAAGACGATGACGGGAATGTTTACGGAGACATAGGTAACGCAAGTGCGACGACACCAACACAGATACAGATTTCAAACATGACAATCAGGACATCAGTGGCATACGGTGGACTGTCAATAGATAACGCGACGAAAGTGTTTGTCGATAATTGCAAGTTCCATGGATCATACGTGGCGGGTGGAACGGACTCTGCAAACTCAAAAGGTGTGTCAGTCAGATCAACAACTGCCCTGCCTTGTACGAACATTGTATTCAACCAATGTCAGTTCACGGGCTTCGCCAGACTGGTAGACATGAGTTATGATGTGACGAATGTAAGATTCACGAACTGTGATTTCAACACAGCCTACTATGGTGCCATGCTTGGTGAAACAATGGATGGATCTACAAACGGTTTAACGGTAGGACCAAGGGACATACAGTTCTCAGGTTCGAGCTGGAGCACGATAGGACAACAAGCAATATACGTGAAAGCTTCTAGCACAACAACAGGTATCGGAACTAGAAATGTTATCTCTTATGGTAACTGGTATGCTGAAACTGTTGCCAACAACTTCGAAGGACCAGGATCAATCAGAGAAGTTCCTGTACTACAATACGATAACGATGAGTGTTCATCCGTGATGGATTTCTTTGAGAGGACAGACCTGAGGAGAGCAGACGGCAGTTCAGAATTAAATGCCGCACCAGAATTACAAGGCATTGGAATACAAACCAAAGCAATCAAACAAGAAACTCTCTTAAACAACACATCGTCGGCCACTACGATAAACGAATTTCCGGCACTAGCAGGAAAAGGGTTAATTATAAAATACAAGATAGTAAGAGGAACACTTGACAGGACAGGTGAATTTGTTATCAGTGCATCTACCACAGCAGTCAGTTCCGATGATACCTTCACTGAAAGCGGTGCAGATATCGGAGTTACTCTTTCAGCCACTCTCGACAACAAAGACTCCACGGCAGGCAGTGAAACAGTTGCTCTGAAGTATGTCATGACAAACTCATCAAGTACCAACGCAACCTTTGATTACCAAACAACAATCATAGCATAATACCTACAGTTGTCCACGTAAAACTCTATTATCCAGTAGACAAAAAAGTCTTTTCAATATAATATTAGTATATTATAAAATAGCAAAACGACGTTGTAGTTTTAACCGTAAGACTATGACAGAAAATTAATAAAAAAGTTATAAACACAGATTTAGATAAATATGGATACAATAAAAACAATAATCAAAAATAAAAATTACAAAAACTTAATGCCAAACACCAACTCCTCGACAATCAAAGTACAGAAGAGAGATGGCAAGCAGGAGATCCTAGACATCAACAAAATACATTTCGTCGTTGAGGAGGCCTGCGAAGGTCTGTCAGGTGTCAGTTCGTCACAGATTGAAATGAATGCAAACATCCAGTTCTATGATGGCATGACAACAAAAGATATTCAGAATGTTCTAGTGCGTTCAGCAAATGATCTGATAAGCCTAGAAGCACCCAACTATCAATTTGCCGCGGCGAGACTACTATCCTATGATGTACGTAAAGAAGCACACGGACAGTACGAATACATTCCGTTGTTGAAACTGATTGTACGGAACATTAGGTCAGGAGTGTACGACAAAGGTATCCTCGACAAGTACAACAAGACTGAGATCAAAAAATTAAACACATGGATCAAGAGAGACAGAGATCTTAAATTCACATACGCAGGTCTGAGACAGATATGTGACAAGTATCTTGTGCAGGACAGGAGCACAGGACAACTGTATGAGACCCCACAAGACATGTACATGATGATCGCGGCGACGCTGTTCGCAGAGTATCCAGAGAAGACAAGACTAGGCTATGTTAAGAAATATTACGATGCGATATCACAGCACAAGATAAACATTCCAACGCCGGTGATGGCAGGAGTAAGAACTCCTATAAGACAATTTGCTTCTTGCGTTCTAGTGGACACCGACGACACACTGTCAAGCATATTCTCAAGTGACATGGCGATTGGATTGTACGTTGCCAGAAGAGCAGGCATAGGAATCAACGCAGGACGTATCAGAGGTATCAACAGCAGAATTAGGGGAGGTGAAGTTCAACACACAGGTGTGGTCCCGTTCCTTAAGAAGTTTGAGGCAACAGTGAGATGTTGTACACAGAATGGTGTGAGGGGTGGTAGTGCAACTGTACACTTCCCAATATGGCACCCAGAGATAGAAGACATCCTTGTACTGAAAAACAACAAAGGTACAGAAGACAACAGGGTTAGGAAACTAGATTACTCCATACAAATTACAAAACTGTTCTATGAGAGATTTATGAACGAGGAAGACATCACATTAATATCTCCACACCAAGCACCTGGACTATACGAAGCATTTGGTACAGAGGACTTTGATGACTTGTACTTGAAGTATGAAGCTGACAAGACCATTCCAAAGAAAACAGTTCCAGCACAGGATCTGTTTGGAGACTTATTAAAAGAGAGAGCAGAGACAGGACGTATATACATAATGAATTTGGACCACTGTAACTCACACAGTTCATTCAAGGACAAAGTTTCAATGAGTAATCTATGTCAAGAGATCACACTACCCACCACACCCATACAGGACATACACGATGACCAAGGAGAGATTGCACTTTGTATTCTTTCAGCAGTCAACGTCGGTGGATTGAATGATTTGGGTGAACTAGAGAACATATGTGATCTGGCAGTTAGAGCACTGGAACAGATCATAGACTACCAAGACTATCCAGTTAAGGCGGCGGAAGTTAGTACAAAGAGAAGAAGAAGCCTAGGTATTGGTTACATTGGACTGGCGCACTATCTAGCAAAACATGGTGTTAAGTATTCTGATCCAAAGGCATGGGATCTAGTTGATAGACTTTCAGAAGCATTCCAATATCACCTGTTGAAAGCAAGTAACAATCTTGCAAAAGAAAAAGGCAAGTGCGAAGCATTTGACAGAACAAAATACGCAGACGGCCTACTGCCAATAGATCACTACAAGAAAGACGTAGACAAGATCGTTCCACACAAACAGAGAATGGCATGGGAAAGTTTAAGAAAAGACATCGCCAAGCATGGACTAAGACACAGCACACTGTCAGCACAGATGCCAAGTGAGAGTAGTTCAGTGGTTTCAAACGAGACAAACGGTATAGAACCACCTAGAGCATTGTTGTCAATCAAGAAAAGCAAGAAAGGACCACTGAAGCAGATTGCACCAGGGTTCCCCAAACTTAAAAATGATTACACTCTGCTATGGGACATGCCAGACAACACAGGCTATATCAATGTTGTGGCAATGATGCAGAAGTACTTCGATCAAGCCATATCAGGCAACTGGAGTTACAACCCCACACACTTTGAAAACAACGAAGTTCCACTATCAGTCATGGCCAATGACATGCTGACAGCATACAAACTTGGTTGGAAAACAAGTTACTATCAAAACACATACGACTTCAAAGGCGATGACGAAGACGTACAACCAGCTGGACTGAGTGCTACTATAGACACTGATGATGGTGAGGATGTAGAATTACCTGAAAACCTAATAAGTAGTGACACTGACATCGACGGCGAAGACTGCGATGCTTGTACAATATAATGGCAAAAACTGTTTTTAACACAACGAAAGTTGACTGGATGAAGCAACCAATGTTCTTTGGTGAGGACATGGCCATCCAACGTTATGACGATATCAAATACCCACAGTTCGACAAGTTGAATCAAACCATGCTGGGTTACTTCTGGAGAGCAGAAGAAGTCAGTTTGCAGAAGGACAGAGCAGACTTCATGAACTTCAGACCAGAACAGAAACACATATTCACGTCAAACTTGAAATACCAAACACTGCTTGACAGTGTGCAAGGCAGAGGCCCAAGTTTGGCATTCCTACCATACTGTTCAAATCCTGAACTGGAAGGTTGCATAGTGACATGGGACTTCTTTGAAACTATCCACTCAAGAGCATACACTCACATCATGAAGAACGTTTATTCAGATCCTGCAGAAGTGTTCGACACCATACTAGAAGACAAAGAGATCCTAAAGAGAGCTAAAACCGTCACAGAGAACTATGACAAGTTCAACAAGATGGCACTGGAATACACAGTCAAAGGCAAGGGAGATATCATAGAACTTAAAAGAGCATTGTATCTTGCAATGGTGACTGTTAACCTGTTAGAGGGATTGAGATTTTACATATCATTCGCCTGCACATTCGCATTTGGCGAACTCAAACTCATGGAAGGCTCTGCTAAACTTTTATCGCTGATAGCAAGGGACGAAGCAACACACTTGAATCTGTCCACACACGTTATCAAGGCATGGCAGAAGGGTGATGATGCAGAGATGACCAAGGCCATGAAAGGCACAGAGAAAGAAGTAATTCAGATGTTCAAGAACACAGTGGACGAAGAGAAAGCATGGGCCAAGTACCTGTTCAAAGATGGATCTATCATAGGACTTAACGAGAAACTGTTGGGCAACTATGTGGAATGGATCGCAAACAAGAGATTGAGAGCGTTGGGATTTGATGCAATATATGATGTATCAGCATCACAAAATCCGCTACCTTGGACACAGCATTGGTTGTCAAGCAAAGGTATGCAGGTGGCACCACAAGAGACAGAAGTCGAGAGTTATATCGTTGGTGGCATCAAGCAAGATGTCAAGAAAGGCCAATTCAGCAAATTCAAACTGTAATACATCATGAGATTTTTAATACTTTTATTGCTACTGACATCATGTGGTAGTATAGGAGCAGTGGTAGGCACAGGCACCAGCTCATACGAAACCTATAAAACTGTGACCTATGCCAAAAGTGCCGTTGATCTCAGTTTGTCAGCCAGTGGCAAGAAGACCACAGACGACCATATGCTATCGTCAATTACCGGATATGATTGCAAGGTGAAAAGGGTTTTGAAAGAAGGTCTACATGCTATTTGTAAATCTTTTAACCGTCCACCACCATTTGCCGGCAAGTAGCACCGGCGATTTTCACTACACATAAATACTGGCACATGCCACAACTATCAAGAGGCGGCGACCTAGCCGCAACAGGACACACTTGTACTTTCGTCATACCCGTTGTGGCGACACAGTTCACTGTGATGGCCAACGGAATACCAGTCGCCAGACAAGGTGACCCAGTTGTGCCACACACTATAAAGAAAGGTCTTGACTGCATCGGCCATGGTGCCAGTATCAATGCAGGTTCCAGCTCAGTGTTCGCACAAGGTGTACCAGTAGCGAGGGTGGGTGACAGCACGGACCAGGATGCCATGATACAAGGAGCACCAAACGTGTTCGCTGGAGGATAATCATGTCAGTAAACAAAGGTCTAAAATCACTTGCGGAATCCTCTCCTGGATTCTCCAACCAAGCTCTGGAGAACGCAATAAACCAATTCAAAGTGGGATGGGTACTCAAAGGTTTCCAATTGGATTCTGTTATCGAGTCCAATGCTGTACTGACCACTTCACAGAAGACAGACATCAAGGAAGAGATCAACAACGTCGCCCACATCAACATGGGCAGTGTGCTCGGTGATCTATTGAGACACACCAACAGCATACTGGATGCCACTATTGTTCCTATACCATCTTCAGAGCCGCAGACGGCAACCTTCGTAGAGCTATTGCAAACTGTACAGGCCATACAAACCATAATCCCGAATCTGTTTGGGGTGAGTGCATCCGATAAGAGCAGGGGCGTGAACGATCACTTTGGCACACTGAACAACAAGTTCGTGGAGACCGAGGACAGCACGGCGCCTGTGTTCACGACACTGAACGAAGCGATAACTTTTATCAACAACGCAGGACTGTCCGCGGACACGGCACTGCAGACGGCATATGACAATCTAAAAAATTTCATCAATTCGGTAGTGGCCGACAGCACGGACTTCCAGCAGACACTGGACACGTTTTCAGCGGCGGTGGCAACAGCACACACCAACCTCAACAACGCATTGGCGTCAGAACCATACCTGTCAAACAAAACGAAACTCATCGAGACGAGAGAGAAGATCACTGTGCAGGTAGCACTAGAGGAAAGCAATTTATCCGGTATAAGAGGTTTCATCACTGCATTGACTAACCATTCGAGTTTTGCATCATTGGCCCAGGACGAAACCCTAAAAAAATTAATGCTTAATATTTCACAGAACAAAGAATGGAAAAATTATTTTGAGAACTATACGGAAAATTCGGCCAATCTAAATCCCTTATACACCATAAACTCAGATTCGGACAAGAGTGCCGTGGTGGAGCAGGTGCTACGTGACCGGGGACTGCCTGATGTACTAGATTCCGTGGACCTGAATTCCGTGTCGCAGAAAGCCCAACGTGACAACAGGATCAACACTGCCAACTACGACAGGTTGACTGTGGAACAGCAGATAACCCAGAGCTGTGAGCAGTTGGCCATAACAACAGCCAATAGATCAATTTACAACCAGAGTCAATCACTGCTGGACAACATGAACCAGCATGACAGAGACCAGGTAGCGACAGCACTAGACCTAAACGAATCTTCCAACACCCTGAGCTAA